CGTAAACCGAAATAGTTTAGAGCGTTGGGCTTGCCATTTTTTAGACTCATTAAGCATGTTCCTTAACTTCTTCGTAATAAGCATACTCACCAAAAGGAGGAACAATCTTATCATTACCGTGAATGATGAATACTGTATCACAGTAGTTTTCATCACCCCAGCTACCACATGGATATCCGTCTGTGAACATGATAAACTTTTTAGGTTGGATATCATGTTCTTTCATGTATTCCCAATTACATTCAAAGTCAGTACCGCCACCGCCCATCGGTTCGTATTCGTCAAACTCATCCATTGAATAACCAGTAAAGTCTGCTTCGTTGTATACTCGGGTATCAAAACACCACACTTTAATATTAAAGTCTTGATATTCTTGCATAATGCCTTTGATTTCTGTTAAGAAATCTTTTGCTTGATCATCACCAATCGAACCTGACATGTCAATGCTAACAGCAATGTCAATGGTATTTTTAAAATTAGTACCTGGAAGAATAGCACCGATATGCCAACCCTTACGATTAGGACGCATAAAACTAAAGTCGTCACGGATGGTACTTTGAATTTGTTGGCGGATAATTTCACGCCAATTCATTTTAGGTTCTGTAAGTTCTTTAATCATGCGTTGGATGCTTGCAGGAGTATTACCCGCACCTGCCGCCTGAGCCGCCGCAATAGTAGCTTCGCGAATTTCATCACGAATCTTTTTCAACTCGTCTTTGCTGTATTGAGGCTGTCCGTCTTTACCTTTTTCACCCCAGTCAATGTGTTCATCTAACAATTGACCAAGAGCCGCTAATTCTTCTTCATCGTACTTATTGTAAATTTCATCGTAAATTTCTTCTGCACCCTTACCGTAGTATTTCTGATCATGGAAGATTTTAATACCTTCAATTTCGTGATCACCAATTCGGTCACGTACAATTTGTCCATTTACGCAATAGTCAGCGGCGATGTTAAAAATCTTACGATCACGCCCTTCGTTACGACCCATGTGGTCAAATACATTGTGTAGGATTTCGTGAGCAATTACAAATTCAACTTGCTTAATTGTAAGCGGTTCAAAAAACTTTCGATTAAAAAAGATAGTGCGTCCGTCAGTTGCGGCAGTAGGCAACCAATCGTCTGCTTCTTGGATTTTAAGTCGGGTAGCCATGTTTCCAAAGAATGGATGGCGTAGTAATAGTCCTACACGGGCTACGATAATTTTGTCAATAATTGGATCTACATGTGCCATTTTTGTTCCTAAATGTTTACTCTATGTATATATTATAACAGGACCCGCGGGTCCTGTCAAATGATACTACACCAAATTACTTACGACGATCGTCTTTCTCAGTCGCTTGTGCAATGTACTTACCATATTTAGAATGGAACAAGTCAAAACACTTAATTTCATCTGGATCTAATGGCAACTTGTAAGTGCTTAGAGCAACTTTAGTACCCATAATAACCAATTCTGTTTCGAAATTATCCATCATAAATTGGAAGAAGTTATTAACTTGATCGTTCCAATTCTTAGCGTTTTTGTCGCAAGCATCTTTAAGTTCATAGCACAGAGATACAGTCAAAGAATACATTGCACTGATTTCTTTAGTTTCCATCTTCTTAATTTTGCCGCTTAAAATGTCGCTCGGATTAGGCATTTTGCTAGAATGTTTACGGTGAGCCATAAACTTAATAGCAAGTCCTTCTCCAATAGAACCTGAAACTAGGTCAGTAATAGTGCTTTCTTCGCAGTCGTCGTCTGTAAGCAATTCGCTTACAAAGGCCCAGCTACGTGGAGTAGCAAAAGAACGTGAGCTAGACTTTGGATCAAAGTCGTACAAGTCTTTCTTAGAGAAACTCAAGAAGCCAACTACATCTTTGTGGACTTTATTTTCAGCCGCCCATTCAAAGTAGTCATCCCAGTCAACAGTCATTTCCAAGTGAACGAAACGATTAGCCAACGGAGCAGGCATACGGAATGTAACGCCCTTGTCAGTTTCACGGTTACCAGCCGCCACCATTACAACATTGTCTGGCAGTTGGTAAGTACCAACACGGCGATTCAAAATCAATTGATAAGCCGCCGCTTGTACGCTAGGAGCCGCACTATTAAGTTCGTCCATAAACAGGATAATTTGTTTATGCTTTTTAGCAAATTCCATGCTAGGCAATTCACTAGGAGGTGCCCAGCGCATAGTGCCGTCGTTGGAATCAAAATATGGAATACCCTTGATGTCAGTGGGTTCCCACAGGCTCAAACGTACATCAATTACGTGAGCTTCGAGCTCTTCGCCTAACTGCTTAACAATGTCAGACTTTCCAATACCAGGGGGGCCCCAGAGGAAAATTGGACGTTTGCTTTTAAATGCCTTACGCAGGGATTTCTTGGCATTTTTTGGACCGACTGTGCGGCTAATAATCTCGCTCATATATTTCCTTTAAGTTAGCGGGGTTACAAATTTACTGTATGTATGTATTGTAGCGCAAACTAGGAGTGATGTCAAGCGTTATTTGTCTGATCCAAATCTTTTTCACGCTCATTCATGGCTTTAATTAGTCCAAATTTGCGTATGTCGTCTGAAAAGAGATACAGCTCAAAACTTTTACGTTCGGAAAAAACAGTAATACTTTCTGCTGTCAAGTAGTATGGACTATCCATGTACCTTTCTAAAAAAACAATAGTTTGGGGACTTAGTTCGATTGGTTCGGTAAATGGTACTTCGTAGTCGGTTAAGCCCAAATCGTTAACCAAAAATTCGTAACCGTCTTCACTAAGTCGAAATGCAGATTGTTTGTTGACTCGAGTCGATTGCCACCATTTACGTGAGTACAATTTTACATTTGCATCATCAATACTCTTTCCCCAATTTTGTAAAAATATTTTGGTGAGAGTATCTCTAGGTATCATTTTATAATAGTGCCTTGAGTTAACTTAACTACTTGAAAGTCTTCTGTACCAAAAGTAAGATTTAACTTTTTGGCAAGATTGTGAGCGTGACCGGGATTTGAAAAACTTACCTTTTTATACTTTGGTCCGGGATATGAGGTAAGGCTGTTGAAAGATTTTAGATTAAATGGCTCAGCCTTATAGAAGACAGCCCAGATGGCATCTGCTTCCAGAATCTGTTCTGCTTTATAAGTCTTCTTATTAACGTACTCTAACAGTACTTTTGGTTTTGGTCTTGACACTATGCGTACCTCAGTAATATACGCATATATTTATCCTATTTCGTGTCGAACCCACCACCATCTAATTGTACAGTAACTACTTCAGTATCTTGACTATTTTTAAGAGTATTATACAATGTTTCATAGTCCTGTAATAGTTTATCTTGTATTTCAGACAGTGCTAAGTTAAGTAACCTAGCCTGCTGAATAGACATTTTAATTTCTTTTTGTTGGCTCAATTCGGCAGCTCTAAGTAACTGCACAAATTGAGTAATAGGAGTTAGATTAATCTGATTTTGCATTAGCCAATACCGTTTTCATTTCAAGTTCTGATTTAAACGGACCCTTGTAATCATTTCTTTCTAATGTAATTACTTTAGGACAAAAGCTCTTAACCCATCCCTTATTAAATTTAATTGTGTAGTACCCTGCACAATATAAACTCTTGCTGGCATTTGATTTTGTATACAGTGGTAACTTACGTCTTACATCATACATTGCATTATATGGATTGCTACTTGTTGGAAATCCATGGCATTCATAAACATCTAGTTGTGTAACTTTGACCTTAGTTCCAGTTAAGAAGAAGTCTTCACCGAATTGTTTAGTAAGGTCTTGTTTTTTGTTAAACATTACTTCACCGTTAGTACTACTCAAAATAAATTTATTATTTTCTTTTTTGTGTAGTGTGGCAATTTTTGTACCGCCTTGTTCTACAATCCAAAATTTGCCATCTACAATTGGCTTTGCATGTATCTCTGTCATTATTCTTCCTTATACTTGGCTTGGAACGGTTCAGCATACGACTGTATGTTATCTGCAATTTTCTTCATGTCCCATGCATTGCAGAATTTAAGCATACGAATACCTACCTGATCTACAGTTTTAGGTACTGCATTTGTTTCGATAGTTTCTTTAATACATTGTTTGATATCGTCTGGTTGTGCTGTTAAGTCGCACAAGTGTACATTACGTAAGTAATCTTCTAGTACACGGTGTTCTTGCCCATTGTGGTCAACCCATCTCTGAAGCATGAGATTGTTCCACGCATATCCGCGGCTTTTACGATCTTCGAACGCTTCAGTAAGACCAACTTTGTTTTTAGAACCTTTAGTACGCACACCTGGATAC